CGAGACGACCCTAGCCATGATGAAATCTAAGGATTGCGTCATTAGAGGATCGACATCCTGAGACACTAAATTTTGCTCTTGAAACTGCGAACCAGAGCCAGCAAAACTTACAAGATTGGTTACTTGCAACTTGGGTCGCGTAGTAGTCGAACCGTCCGGATTGATTGTTGTCTCGCCATCGGGGATAACGAACGTCAGCGTGTAAGCAATATTCGGGTCAAGGTTAAGAACTGCATCGAGCGTTACGACGTTGCCATTAATAGCTGTAATGCGACCACCAAGGCGTTGACCTTGCTTGAGTGGATCGGCAATTTGAATTACTTCACCGACACCAGCGGCAAGACCCTCGGCGCCGATGCGGAAACTGACGCGCTCGGTTTCGTAACGGTTACTGAATAGCGTGTGCTTGGCAGCCCTCAGCGCTTGGCCTCTTGAAGTAACCCCGATCAGGCGAAGGTCGATGGGGTTGTATCCAAAACGCTCCAGCAGTTGATCGTCCTGCAGGTATTCAGTAACACTGGAGTAAACTTGGTTCGGATCGTCCCAGTTAGCTAAGACGACGCTTTTTCGTGCAGCGCGTGCTGTACCTGTGTACGTAAAGCAGGGCGAGGAAACTTCGCCGTTTTCAGCAACATCTTGGATGACGTTGGCTTCACTAAATTGCTGAACAGGGATCTGTGAACGGTCTTGCGTTAAATACAGCTGGCCTTCGCTGTAATAGATCAGACCACGGAAGCATGAAGCAAGTGCATTGAGCACTTCATACACACCGCCTGGGTTCTGCAAAAACACGTTGCAGGTGAAGCGTGGTTCGTATCCACCTGATCCGTTAGGGACTAATTCGTCGCAATACTGGCTGACGGTGTAGAGGTACCAGGGATCGATTGCGATTGAATTAACGTAACGCTTGACGCCGAAGCGCTCGTTTAGAACAATGTCACGGAAGATCCAAGCGGGGTTATCGGTCCACGCCATCTGGAACGTGCCATCCCAGATACCTGTATATGTACGGGTTTCGGCGTTGTAATTAGTAGGTACTTGGACACGCTTGCCGCGTAGCTTGACTGATACGTCGGGGATTGCATTAAATTGACGCGCATCTACCTTGACCGCGACAAGGGCAGTGTTTGGGTAAGCAAACTTTTCGTCAATAATTTCGGTGTAGCTTTGCCAGTAAATATCGTTTTGGATGTACGGAGATGTGTTGTCTGCGGTTAGGCGGGAGACACGTACATTCCAGGGGCCAGTTCCAGGGAGATCAAACTCGTATGCACGCTGGAACTCGCTATCTGACTTGCCGCTGACTTCAACGTAACCGCTAACAACACTTGAATAGGGACCACCATTGGCGTTGACTTCAATGTTGTATCTGACTGAAGTGCCGCTAACGTCGCCGTTTTGGGGGTTTTGGGATTGCAGTGCAGGGTGCGAAATAATTACGCGGCACCGCTCAATATCCTTATCCGTAATCGCACGGACAATTGGCCCCACTGCTTGAGTGACCTCGGTGCTTACACCAACGGTGTTTTCAGTTGTACTAAAACCTTCGATTGGTGTCTGAGTTTCATCATCGCCTACACGATGATCAAGCGTGTACCCGTCAAAATTGCTCGTTCCATCGGGGTTTTGAATTGGGACGCCATCTAGATAAACGTCTTTTTCAATGCTGTTTGGGAAGCCTTCAATTTCGCCTTCTGATACGGCGTAAACGGTTTTGGCAAATGCAACCGAAAATAGGTTGTCATCTGCAATGACCGGCTGGCGTGTAGGCGCAACAACCGTGACGTTTTGCGTTACCTTTTTGCTTGAACCGCCGCCACCTTTGGCGCCTTTAACCTGCAGTTCTTCGTTCTTGTTGATGTCTTCCATCACAGGTAGTTCTGCAGTTCGAGGCCAAAGGAAAGGACGGGTAACGCCCCAACAATGCGCTCACCGTAAAGAACGGGAACGACATCTCCTTGTATCGTATTCGCGTTGGACTTGTCGAACGTAAACGAGTTCAACTGCTCCGACTCGTCACGGCCTGACGTTGAACTTCCACCAACATTCTTGACGTTGGGCATTTTGGGCGTTGGCGTCAGTAGTTCTGCAACACCGCTAAAGATCATTGACAGACCAATGGAACCGACAGCCACTGCTGCTGTGGAGCCAAGAGTGAAACCAAATATGGACCCGGCCAGCAATCCGCCAGGGGCAAAGACGATCGCAGCAGCCACCAGCGCTACCCCCGCAATGATTTTGCCGACACCACCACGACCAGCAGGTAATGGTGCAAGCACCATCCGCTTACTCATCGGCCACAGCAACTGCTCTTCTTCTAAGCCATCAGGGTGCTCGGTAACCACGCGCCAGTTGATGCCCTTTTCGCCTGACTCAAGCAGGTATTGGCGCAATGCTGGAATCTGGATGCACAGCGCACGCATCGCTTCTGCTGGTGTCTTTACTGCAAGCTGGAATTTGCGCCCAAAACGGCGGCCAGCTTCACCTAGCAATCGAATCGTGACCATCAGCCTCCACGCCGCACCACCATGTACGTATTATCGCGGAAATAACTGCTGTAGGACATTACCCCAGACAGCCTGTCAAACAGATGTTGATAGATCTGGTTCGCCGCAGGATCCTCCACAACAGCAACGTGATTGCAGGTGTATTGGTTACGAATGCGGAAAAGCAGCACATCACCGCGCTCCAGTGGTGCGGTCTTGGGGATTTGAATAAAGCCTTCGTTGGCAAAGTTGGCTTCAAAATGCGTAAAGCCGCGCTGCTTCCATTCGCCCTCGTATTGGCGTTCATAATCTCCCATCTCAACGCCCATTTGTTGTGAGTACCAATCGCGCACTGCCGCATAGCAGTCATAACCGCCATACATCCAAGGGCGTTCCAGCAAACCAGCGGATTGGCGTGGGTCGTAATAAAAGATCTCGGTGCTGGCGCAGTTCCACACTGCATAAGGGAGGTTCAGCGCTTTTGATGCGTTGACATCGGCAAAACTCAACGCGGCGTAGTCGTCATGGCTATGCCACGAGGCCACTGCATCGTCTAAATACTTTGCTGTGTCGGCGGCGCTGATTACGAATTGATCAGGCACCGTGGAGGTGTTGGCGCATTCGACCACCGTTCCATCGGCCAACACAAAACCGCAAGCCTCTGCGGGGTATGCGGCTTCGGCGTACTGGCGGATCTTCGCCCGCTGCGCTGCTGTAAGTGGGTTGGAAAATGTGGACAGCATGATCAACCTTGAGAATCGACGAGGCCAGCGAAACCGCCAAACGGGATGCGGTCTCCTGCAGTGGTAGGGCTAAAGCGGATTGTCAATACAATCCCGTCCGCAATCGTGACGGAGGTCAAAATGCCTGTTGTTGCGTTAACTGTAAAATCCGTTGTCTCTTGGTAGTCGCCAACAATCACCACGTTGGTGGGGCTGATGTTGGTGTAACCCAAAAATAATGTTCCAGACGTGAAGGATTTCAGCACCTCGATGCGACCAAAACGAAGCTGGCAGCTGCTCAGCCGTTTGCCGCATACATCGTTATCAATGCTTGCCACTGACTGATCGTCGGCGTTGAAGTAACGGTTTCCGTCATAGTGACAGCCGATGTCGCTGCGGTAAATCCACTGGCATTGTTCCCGTAGCAACCTGCGGCCTGGCAATGCCCTGCCTTCAAGGTCAAACGGAACAGCAAGCTGGAACGATACGGCAAGCTTGGTTTCGTTGCTTTTCTGTTCAACGATCCATTCATCTGGACCCCAATAAGCGTCGGGGTCGGCACCCGGTAGACCGTCAAGGTACGTACTAAGTGTGCGGATACGTTGAACTGACGCACCAACCAAGTCGTCATACGTATTGGTTAACGCTGTGATAGCTAAACCGACGTTGGCGAACGTAAGGGTGGGGCGTGCCAGTTGTCCCTTGGTGTTTAGCTCGAAGCCGTTTGCCTCTAGTGGCAATGCGGTGTAGGTGTTGCCTTGATAAACGATGTCTGTGCCGTTGACTTGGGTCCAGTTGCAAAAGCGATAGATAGCCTGCTCAGTCGAACCAGCGGGCAAAAGGGTGGTGATGTCGAGCGTAAACAGGTCGATAACCTGCGGAAGCTGTGTTTTAAGGGTTTCGGCGTTGGGAGGTGTTTGGGTCATACGTACACCTGGCGCAGTTCAAAGCTAAGACTTGCGTAACCGGGGATGGTGCGGGAAATAGTCCAGCCGTCTGCAAGTAGAAATGTCTTTGGATCGAGCGTCAGGGTGACTTCAACCACTGTTCCGTTGGGGATGGTCACGGATGTGATAAGACCGCTAGCCAAGTTGACGGTGTAATCAGCTGGGCGGGTATAACCGGCGAGGCTTATCGAGGTGATGTTCGTGTAGCCGAGCTCTAACTCGCCAGCAGTGATTGGACGGGCGAATGACTTCTGGCCGTTTGGTGGAGTCCATGTAATCGCTTGGCCCTTTTGGGAAAGCAAGTAACTTTCGATGGAGTAGATCTCCTCGATGGGGAGTACGACTGTCTGGCAGTCCCAGGTTTCAATGTCACGGTTCAAGCCGTCGCTGAGGATTTGGCTGTAGCCGTCACCAAACTGGGCGCGTTGGATTCGCTGTGTCTTTTTCTCGCTTGTTGAAAACGCAAGCGGGATGTCGTCAAAGGCGATGTAACGCATCAGAGCATTCCTCCACTACGGCGCTCGTTTGCCAGGGTTGAGAGGACAATGCCTTGAACTTGCCCAGCAATTTGTTTTTGGGCTTTCGGGCTCAAGTTTTCGCCTGTGTTCTCTACTATAATGTTAATCGCCTCAACCTTCACGCCACCGCCGCCAAGGGCGTTGTTCGGAACAATCGTTCCAGAGGATTTAGGGACAAACAGTTCCGGGCCGCGCTCGCCAACAATGGATGGGCGTCCCACTGGGGGATTTCCGCCGTCTGCAAATCCTGCAACGCCGATGCTTTCTAGATTGCCAAAACCCGTGAGGTTGAAGTCGCTTGCTCGGGTGCCGACAGCTGGAGATTGCCCCAAGGCAAACGCACGGGCGATTCCGATTGCTATGTACTGGGCGAT